GGGCATCAGCCTCTTGTTCAATAAGTTCTTCAACGTAAGCGGTTATTCGCTCTATAATATCCGCCTCTGCGGTAAATCCATCAACCTCATCCCTCATAAAGATAAGTCTATCAAAAAGTTCTTGCATTGGTGTTTTCATTGTGCAGATTTTAGGGTTTTTGTTGTGCAAGATTCAGGGTATAGCCTGACATTAAACGTTGAAAAGTAAGGTTATAACCTGACTTGTTGAATGTCAAGTTTTTTGCGCAAGATACTTGACTTGTAGGGTACTTGCGGGTTACTTGTTCTCTTTGGTGTTAAAGGTTTACCCACTTCCATCCAAAAAACAATCTCATCATAGTGCGATGAAACCAATTTGGTTTGTGAGTGAAATTGATTTGAAGACAATTATAGTCTGTGCCTAATCTATAGCCACCCACATAGGTTGGTTCTTTAAATGTAATATAATTGTTTGAATCAATGATGTTTGTTTTCATTCGTCTATCCTCTTGTATTTTATGCCATAATAAATCATTAATGAAACAAATATACTACTTTTTGTGTCATTATTGGTTTGTTTCGTAGTACACTTATAGTTTACCTATACATAAAAAAAAGGGCAACCCACGATTAAGCGAGATGCCCTCTGTTAATGTGTTATCCACAATCTACAGAAGTCGAGATATATAGTCAAGCATATTTTTGGCTTGTAGGCGATTATAGCTTCTGCGTCCAGTAAGCCAATCCCTTAGCAAGAGATATTTTTTGGGTAGGTCTTTAGATTGGTAGTATCTGTGTGCGTACCAGTGTGGGTCGTTCTGAACCTCACACCAGAACACCATCGCTGATAGTTCGTCTTCGGAGGGCTTACCGTGTCCCTTTGGGGAGAGAAGCTGATAGACTCGCTCCTTGAACTTGTTTGACCATTCCACGCCCATGTAGACGGCAACGTGCTTTGAGAAGTCCACCATGGAGTAGGGACTACTCTTGACTGTATCCTTAATCTCTTCAAGGGTCATTATTTTGGAGTTTCTTCAGGCTTCTCTTTCTTGATGGTCTGTATCACACCAATGATGGCTACCATCAACGCTGCAATGGATTCGTACATATCAGGCTGTACGCTCACACCAATAGCACCAGCTATAGCGGTTACACCTTGATACGTTGAGGGTTCTTTTAATCGGGCTTTTAACCAGTTCCAAGTCATAGTTACGGCTCTTTTGTTAATGATAAATACAGTGAAGTCAATGATAGGAAGGATACGCTCCCTACTCAATACCTTTTTTCTACGGATTACCTTAGGCACTTCGGTTTCTTTAACTTTTTTCAGATTGCCCTGTGGTACGCTACGATTATCTATCGTAACCGCTTTTATTTTCTTTCGCCCTTGTATTGCCATTTTCCGTCCTCATCCGCTTCAAATTCGTGGTATCTGTCCCCTTTATGGTCACAGTGTATAAATTTCTGGTCAGGATAATAACAGATGCGTTTATAGTCAGACGCTCTAAGCTCTTCTAGCAAAAGCTCCATGTTATCGCACGTGTAATCTACAGCTCCCAGACCAGTAAAGGTGTGTTCTGACGTTCCGCTTCTACCGTGCGACAATTCCCAATCTTTCGAGCGATACCCTGAGTTCTGGGACACGTGTATGGGTTGACCTATCTTGTGCCGTACCCTGTTAATTATGGGCTTGTGGTGCTTCTCTATTTTATCAACTACGTGAATAGGAACATTGGTCATCACTCTATCCACTAGAAATTCTTTAATGCTAAAATAATCGTAGTAATGCATGATTCTTGCGACATTAGTTAATATGTGAGCAGTTAACGTAGGATAAATCGTTCACACAATCAATACCCAATAAAAAACCCCACTAATCAAGTGGGGCTTGGCAATGGATATGCCCAATCTTAACAACATGCATACAAACAATATAATAAAACTAAATGAATAAAAAAAGGGACATTGCTCGCACAAGTCCCCTTCCATATCATAGTAACGAGAAACTAACAAATTAATGTTATGTTTCATGTTGTATCAGGATTGTCCTGAAAAAGGATAAGGGCTTTCACACCCACTATCCATGTATTAAGAGACAAATGAAAACTGCTATCAACAAAGTTTTTTATATATCATCATAGCAATTTCATCGTCCTTTGCTCAAAACGGCAATGCCGCTTCGGTAGCTGCCGCAGAAACGTCCTGATCTTCTCGTTCTGCAACGGTAACAGTGCCCTCGGTAAATACTACCTTGCCATTACCAAGCCAAATTTTTTCCTTTCCAGCTTCTCGCTCTTCTTTAGACATGCTCATAGCAATACTCGCATTATTGCCGAACCTGGTTTCATCGTTAATGAATACGGTAACGTTGGCGTATGTGCCTTTTTTACCAGTTACTAACGCTTCTTTTGGGATTTTTGTTACGTCTATAGACGCATTGATTATTGTCGCCATTTTTCTTTTGATTGTGTTATAATTGAAGTTTAAATATAGATGAGTGAGTGAAGAAAGTCAATAACTAAATTTTTAGCCCTAGATCTTTGTGGTGTAACATTTTGATCCGTTCATGTGTAAGCTGACCTCGTCTGCTCTTCACAACCTTAATAAATACACTCTCGTAGGCGTGAACGTCACCGTCTCGCCAACCCTTCACCTTTAAATTTCCGAGTGCATCCATCAGAATAAGGGACTCAATCATGTTAGGTCGGAACACTGAGGTCATACAATGAGCCACATTCTTAATGACTTGCGCCCATTGAGCGTCCTTGTATTTAGGCTCTAGTTGCCATCCGGATCGGTTATATTCGGATATGGTAACTTGGCTAGGTACGATGACCAACACGTTGAGTTCCTTGGCTATCTGCTTTAGTATTTTGGTTACATAATTTATTTCTAGGGTTCTTGAGTCATATCTACCCTGAGCGTATACTTCTTGAATGTAGTCAATGACCACAAAGTCTAAACCGCCCTCAATTTTTGCTAAACGGCACAGGCGTTTGATTTCGTCTATGTCATCAGTAGTATCTACGATACGCACGTTATCAGCGTGAGCTACTGCCTGCATAGCAAGCTGAGTAGCCGTATTCACGTCATAATCCTCCATTTGGAACCACAGACCTTGATACCCTTGTACGGCTAACCTAGAGGCTAAGAACGTTGACCATTGGGTCTTTCCGTGCCCTGAGTCGGCTAGTATCACGTTTATATCGCCTTTGTGAAGACCAACGTGCTGATACAGTTGATCGTCTATTTTTTGGGCACCCGTCACTAGCTTCTCCTTCTTAGGTTGAGATTGCTCTCTCTCAAAGATTTGTGTCGGAGTAAGTGCGTCTACGGGGGTCGCCTCGTCTAGCTCGCCACTGAGCTTATCTATCTGCATCATTAACTCATCCATCGTAGTGGACGGGTTATGAGCGAGTTGGGTAGCTTGCGTCAACGACTTGGTTAGCCTTCGCCTATCAGCGGTGTCCTTCAGGATACGAGCGTACCCTTTGATGTCGTGCTCAGAAGTGCGTTGGTGCATCTGTAGCTCTAATAAATAATCAACGCTGTAATTATCTAATTTAGCTGCTAAGGTATCCTCATTGAACAGGATGCCTTGTGCGTGTTGCTCGCACGCTTCTAAGTAAATGGGATGTAGGTTAGGGAAGTGGGTAGCGTCCGTTACATTGAATATAAGGTCTCTATATTCTCTACTAGCAATGAGCGTACCAACCAGCACTTCCTCTAAGTGCCTTTGGTCAATTTCGCTCATAGAACTTCCTTAGCCTTAACTCTTCCGTATGGGGTTAGTGAATAGGTAGATGGGTACTTGTTATCGGAGACCATTACGCCCGACTGTATTAGGCTACATATCGTTGAAAAGGTCGTCCAATACTTGTCGTGCCCCTCTATCTTCATCATGGGCTCTATCTCTTTATAGGAAGCCTTTCCTTGGTCTTGTAATAATTTTAGTATGTTCAGTTCATTTATTGTCATCTTTTTTCTCATTAGTTTTTCTTAAATCTCTTTTAGTTACGGTTCCATTTTTATTGAATGTGTGGGTGACCCAACCTTTACGGTCGTACCACGTCATTGCAAGGATGCGAATATACCTACTAGCAAACTTCTTAGCAAAACGAATGTAGGGTTTTTGTGTGGGTGGTTTATTGGTCTTGACTTGTATGAGCCAAACGTTAGTTCCATCCATAGCTACAAGGTCAAAACCATCAAACCTAGGTTCGTTACACGAGCAATCTAGCTTCCAGCACTTAGTGCAGAGTCCAGCGAATAAGTCTTTGGATTTTCGAAAGCGCCCTCCCAACTCTACTTCATCCACGATCATTCCTTTTTCGTGAAAGAATGCTATGGCTTTAGTTACGGTTCTGCGTCCTTTTTGCTTGCTCATAAGATAAAGAAGCCCCTACCACCACGGAGACGATGATAAGGGCTACTATTAGGGCTGGGATCATTTTCTTTTGAAGTCATCTGACTCGTCTTCAGAGAAGACCCCTTCGCTGTAGAATCCGGTTATTTGTAGTACGGCACGAGCCTTCGCTCTTTTCTCAGCAGTTTCTACCGGGTAATGAGGTAGAGAACCACCAGTTTTCTTGGTTTTTACGGGACAGTTGTAATGGTTAGCCGTGCCATAAGACTCTACGGTGTATACCTCACCGTTAACATCTAATTTTTCGGCAGTAGCCTTAATACAACAGTTTTCTTGACCCTCGGTTAGTTCGGGCACAACCTCGTAGGTTACCGTGATCTTGTCATGCGCCATTATCTTTTCTACCCCGGTTCGGGTGATGATAATGAACCCTTGGTACGGGTGCTTGAAGAAGTCTTTACCGGTTAGACGGTATCGTTCTGCTAGTAATTTAAGTGTGTTTTGTTCTGTGCTCATAATAATGTTATTTCATTTGCGTTTTCTAGCCCGATCAATTCGGGTGTTGGGTTTTTCTTCCATTCACCGATGCGGTACTTAATTACGTTTAGTTCCTGCATCGCATTTGTCTGTGTTATCTCGTCTAGAGAGTATACAGCCGTATTATATGGAAACTCTTTTTCTATTGCAACAAAGTAGAAGTTATACAAAGGGATTTCTAGCACGTCACAATAAAAAGCAGCTTGTAGATCATACCTGAACTTATAGAAGTCAGACTTAAAGGATTTGTGCGAAGCGTCTCGGCACGACTTCCAATCTATGATAGCTAAGGGCTCCTCTTTCCTCACTAAGAGACGATCAGGTCTGACTCGATACATTAGGTCAAATAGATCGGGTTCGGTCGTTAAAAACGAATATTCGTCCCATACGTCATAAGGGTCGTATAGGTCGTACACCTTTTTTAGTGCCTCGTTCCTAAGAGAAGAATTGTACATGTGTTGGATCCGTTCCATGTCCGCCTCGGATATAGACACTTGATTTTCACCTAGTGAACACTCAAAGTCGTTCTTATAGGTCTTGTAATCCTTAGTCATGGTCGGAGCCATAATGTCCGGTCTACGCTCCAGGATTTGCGCTATGATCTCAGCATCTTTAAACACCTTGAAGCGTTTATGGAACGCTTGCCTATCCTCGAAGTATGTGTGCATAGCATCCCCAAACAAAAGAGCCTGGCTCGGCTCTATAGGTTGAAGCGCCTTTGCAATGGAGTGTTTAGCCACGCCCTTCACGAAGCTACTAGAAACGTAGTCGGTTAGAGCGTGGTAATCACTATTAGATAAAGATTCGTATACTTTCATTAGAATCCAAATCGTTCTTGTTCTTCGGTTCTATACGGCTTAATCTCGTACACTTCGTGCGTACTGTTTTGTCGTTCAAGGGTAATGGGTATGCTTTGAGAAACATTCTGATTGCCCGTAGGATTTTTACCGGTCAACTTTTGAATTAATTTTTTGGTAAGATCCTTACCGCACACCTGCAAACCGCCCTTACCCCTAGAGGTTATCGTGAACGTTTCGCCTAATGGTTCGGGTGTACAATACACTTTCGTGTCATTAAACCCAAAAGATAGGGTCTCTGTATCACCAATTTTTTCCTTACCGTTACGATAAAAAACAATACTGTAGGCAACGGATTTTTTACCCGTCTTGCCAAAGTGTATGGATCCATCCGACAATCTGGATGATCCGCCCCCTTTTCTGGTTCGTAGTGCATAGTTCCAATTAATAGACATAATATTATAAGTTATTTAAGGTTTCGATTTTTATTATGGGTTGATCAAACGCTTCAAGAGCCAACTGCATATCTTCTACCATATCTTCTAGATCGGTAGCTATTAAGCTGATTGGCACTTTAACATATTTTACGACGAGGTCTTGTTCGTCATAAAAGACTTGGTGTATAGAGTACACCGTCTCATCACCGGATTTCTGTGAAAGTACCCGGTAATTCCAAGTTTGTTCCATTTGTCTTGTGGTTAGATTTTTGTTCGTGTTTTTTTGCGCTATATAAGCACACCTCAAAGGCTCGTATGTACGCCTGGGTGTATTTGTCTGGGTTAGGTAACGATCTTAATCCAGACAGAAATGCCTGCATAAATTCTATGTGTTGTCTCATATGTGTATCTCGTTTCTTAATTTAAGTATTGTGGATATAATTTATAAAAAAGTATACACTATCCAAAATAATTTTTATATTCTTATATAATATTAATGAGATCAAGACATAAATGGACGTCCCAAACCACACTCAGATACCTAACAGTATTATAGACGAACACATGAAAAGCCTAAGCCCGGCTCAGTTTAAGGTTCTTATCGCCATTTGTCGGAAGACCATTGGGTGGCACAAACAGTCCGACTACATAAGCATATCTCAGATCGTAGATCTAGCCGGGGTATCTAACAAGACCGTGATTGCTGCGGTTAGAGATTTAGAGGGGCTCGGATTTATTGTAACACAAAAGAGCAACAGAACCACCACGCGCATCACCCTGAACTATAACGTAACTAGTG